TGTTTTAGTTTCGTTACGAAAACTGTGGTAATTTTCTCCTAAAGCTTTCTTACCCCACAAGTCTTTAACTTCAACACCTTTTATAGTCTTGGCTGCTTCTTCAGCAGAAGGTGCTTTAGTAAAACCATCTTTAGTATAGGCATTTAAATTTCTCGCACCTTGCTTATCTGTTTTTGATGGTTCACTTGCAAGACGAGGTGCGTCTTCTGCAACTTGACCTCCCTTACTACTTATTATTTTAGCATTTTTTAAGATTGCAGTAAACTGTGGTGTTCCACCTTCATAAAATTCAGGTAATGGGTTTAATTCGTCATCTACATGTTGTAATGCTGCTATACCTCTTTGTCCTATTTGGCATTCAAACTTATGTCCTTTAAATTCTATAATATCTCCAATACTGTACGCTTTTCCCGTTATATCAACTGCTGTTTCATCTGATCCATCCTCTTCTCCTAACTTTTTTCTACTAACTTTCTTACTACCCATTGCATACTGCTCTCCATTTCCTGGAGTAAAAGTAGCACCATTTGTTACGCCACCACCTGTAGTTGAACCACCACCCATTCCATCCTCACTAATATCTTTATTAAAGCCAGTCTTAATAATTTCAAGAGCTTTTTCGGGAGTTATCATACCTTGGCGAATAGCATTCATAAACATAGCTATTAATTCCTCATCGGCTCCTGTTTGTTTGAGAACATTCTCTATAGAGCTATTAACCTCATCTTGATCTTCTCTCAAAAACTGTGTTAGAAATTGATTATTCATTATTTAAGCTCTTTAATCTCTTGAATTAATTGATAGTATTGCATTAAGCCTACTAATGTTTCGTCTTTTACAGCCTCTTTAGGTCCAATAGGTTTAATAAAATTTAGAACTTCTGCAAGTTTAATTTGAGTTGTTTTATCTTTAATACTTTCTTTCAAAAAAGAAATTTCTGACTTAACTTCTAGTAATTTCGTGTTAAGATAGGTCTTAAGTTGAACAGTGTCAGAAATATTATTAATATATTCTTTTAATAAATCCTTTTGTTCTGTGGATAAATCAGAGTATTTGTCGTTAAACTTCTCAATTAATATCTTATAAGCTAATGATCTAATCTCTTTATCTTCCTTCATAAACTCCTCTACTACCTTAGATGCTACCTTTCTTTCTGTTAAAGATTCTTTAGTAACATGCTCTAGTAAAGTAAGTTTATTTGTAATAATCTGCTTTGTATTTGAGTATTGTTTGCTCACTTGAGATTCAATCAAAGTAAAAATAGCACCATAAACCTTGTAGGTATCCACTTTAGTTTTGAAGAAATCCTCAATACTATAATGCTTTTTAATTTCCTTTATTAAATTATATTTCTCTTTTCCCAACCTCTCTCTATCTAATTTCTTAGCCTGGTCGATAATCGTCGAAATTAACATTTCAGCTTTAGATTCGTTAAGTTTTGGGGAATTTAGTACAGTATTATACAGGTTATACTCTCTATTAAGCTCAGTATTAGAAAAATACTTCTTAATAATTTTAACGGCTTGAGGGTCTTTTTTAGACATTAAATCTGAGGTAGCTTGTCTGACAAGCAGCTCAAATAATATGCCCGTATTTTTGTACTTAGAATGTTTGATCATACATTTTTGCTTACTTATAAATATCAGTGGATTAGATTAAATCAGGCTTTATCTGGTCTTCGTTAAGAAGCTCGCTTTGCTGATATAAATCCACTTTTCTGCGACCAAACTGTTCTAATGAACTTTTATTTCTAAGATATTGTGCTTTTGCGGTTGTGTTTTCAGTTAAAGACAGTGGTGAATTACCTTGATATTTGACTTTTAATTTGTCTTCTCCAGTCTTTCCTGCTTGATCGTAACCAAGTCTTCCTGTTCTATCTGGTCCTAAAGGATCTTTTTCAGTGTTAATAAAAGAAGGATTTTCTGAAGGTCTGCCTGCTAATCTAACTGGTTCTAAAGGATTCATTTCGTCATATCCTTGTGGAACATTTGTTCCGGCTAAGTTAGTATTACCATTTCCACCATACATTGAAGCAATTTGGTGTGGTGTTCCATAGGCTTGACCTGATGAAGCAGGATCGTTACCCTCTTCTTCAATTTGTTTAATTCTGAAAGCTCTCTTCTTATCTTCAACAATTTGATCTCTGTATTCGTCAAACTCATCTTCTGAGAAGTGGAATAACTTATCGTAAATCCAATCTGTAGGCATTAGGTTAGTTTCCATCATTTGAGCAGCTAAGTCAACTTTCTCTTTCATTAAAGCAATACGTTCTTGCTCGTAAATAATAGAAGGAGTAGTTAATGATAACTCAAAGTTTGTTAAAGATTCTTCAGTATATCCGTTTGCATATAAATGAACTAAAGCTATTTTAGTTAACTCGCTTAGTGCAATACGTTGTATTCTTTCTACGGTACGTGCAAATCGAATATCTTCAGCAGCAAGTGTTGCTTTACCAGTTAAGTCTTTCTCGTATCCTAGGAAGGCTTTAGGGATTTTAAGCGCTGCAAATAATTTATTTAATAAGTAATTCACATCCTCAATACCATTATACTCTAATGGTGGTGCATTCTCAATTCTAGTAGAAGCGTCGTTACCACGTACAGGAATAAAGAAGTCTTCTAACATATTCTGAACGTTGTAGTTCAAATTGTATTGACCTGTCTTCTGATCAACAAGAGGAGTCTTTTTCATCTTATTAATCATTCTTTGCATGTAGTTTTCTACCTCGTTTGGAGGAATAGCACCTACATTCACAAAGAAAATTCTACGCTGAGGAGCTCTAGTAATACGGTGTATTAACATCGCATCCTCCATTAACACATATTGCTTATATAATCTACGTCCTGGCTCTAAATAAGAACGACCATAAGGTAGATAGTTAATATCTCCAATCAATCTAAAGTGGGCCATCTCATAGTTAAAGAATGTAATTCCACGTTCGTTCTCTGGAGAATAAGTAGAAATGTATCCTGCAGATGCACCTAGTGCGGCTTGAGGATCATACTTAAATAATACTTCAGATGGATTTTTAGGATTAGATCCTTCAATTCTTACAATGTTATAAGCCGAGAAAGGTATGACATTGTAGACACCATACTTTTCGGAAACTTCGAGCTTGAGATAGAAGTCGCCATACTTACACATATTCCTAATCCAAAACCATAAATTAAACTCGATATTAAGTATATCATAAAATAAATTGTATAGAAGTTTTTGAATGTTTTCGTCTGAAGATCTAATTTGTACTACGTCACCTAGATCGTTTTTTAAAGTACACTCATCAGCGATAATGTCTAAAGCAGATGCAACAATTGGATCAGTATCCATTGCTTCATAGTCAGCATAAATTTGTACACGAGCTGATTGATAGTTCTGAGATAAATTGTAATTGAAACCATAAGTTGGAGAAGTTGTATAGATGCGATTAAAGCGATCTATCAAAGAGTTTGTTTGTAGAATACCATCTACTTGAACATTTCCTGTATCAACAGTTTTTAATTCACCACCATCATTTCTAATTATTACATCAGTAGAGAATAATCTCTTTAGTGAGGTAAATAAATTTGTTTTTGGTTGTTGTTTTATTTCGTCTGCCATAATTATTTTTTATAAAAGCCAGGTTAAATCTGTTTGTTCACCATTTACTGTTTCCATTTTCCAAGGATTAGCTTGTCCATTAGTATTATTGTAACTATTATAGACTTGAAATCCATTATTAGTAGTCTTACTAAAACTATTCAAACTAGCGTAAGCTAAGTCAACTGCAGTTTTTCTAAATCTAAAAGCAGTGTCACGTAAGAATAATCCAGTTGCCCAAGCCATAGTTAAGTCGTCATTGTAACCTTGCAATGCTTGAGCTTTGGTACTTGTTACACCAGCTTTCCATATAAATACTCTCAATTCGTCTAATAATCGTTGTGATTGTATGATTACAGTTTTCTCTTCCATAAAAGAGCGGAACTTTTCTATTACAAGTGGTCTAGTTCTTTGATTCATTGCAAATCCTGGTACCATTCCATCACCTTTATCAAACCTAGCTACATAAAGATCCATTTGAGTACCTATCATTTCTGATTTAGGTGAATAGTATAGGTTTGGATAGCCTTGTTCTACGACAGTAGTAACAACATCCCATCCTATAGAAGCATTTTCTATTACAAGTAAAGCACTATTCCACTCAATTGCCACAGATATTAGCATCTTAGCAAACTCTTTTGTGGGTGGTTGACCTTTGTACTCAGCAACTTGCTTAACTTCGTCAATATCTATTACATGAAAAGTTGAGAAGTCAGCTCCGTCGCCACGAGCAACGTCAGCTACAACTACATAATTCTTCATAGCATCTGGGTAGTTCCAAATCCAATATCCTTTATCGGCACCTCTTCTTTCTTCAGGATCTTTTATGTAATTCTCTTGATACCAATTTAAAGCATCTGGCTCAATTACTGTGTTACCTGAAGTAGTAAAGTCACAGTCACATTCTTGTGCTGCACCTCTGACTCCTAAATCTTTAGTTTGTTGATCTCTCCAATTTTGATCTCTTTCGGGATGAACTGTCCAAGGTAAGCTGATAGGACAGAAGCTATTATCTCCAAGTTGAGCTGTTGTAAAAGTTTTATGAAACCAGTTACCAACACCATTAGGAGTTGATAAAGCAATACAACGACCTCCAGTTGCCAACGTTTGTTGTGCAGCTGTGTATATCTTTTCAATATTTTCAATAAAAGCAGCTTCG